TTAAAAGCAAAGGATTCTAATGGCAGTAAATAAACATATAATAGATGTTCAAACTAAAGGTGCAAAGAAGTCTGAAAAACAGATAAAAGGTGTGTCAGGTGCATTAGGCAACATGGCAAAGTCTGCTGCTCTTGCAGCAGGTGCTTATTTTGGTGCAAGAATGTTATTGAATGGTATTAAACAATCTATTGATTTATTTGCTAAACAAGAACTTGCAGAAAAAAAATTAGAAGCAGCACTTGGTAAAACATCACAAAAATTATTAAATCAAGCAAAAGCTATTCAACAAGTAACAATGTTTGGTGATGAACAAGTTATTGAAGCACAAGCATTGATTGGTTCATTTGTAAGAGAAGAAGAAGCTATTGCAGCAGCAACAAAAGCAACACTTGATTTAGCAGCAGCAAAAGGAATGGAACTAACAGTTGCAGCAGATTTGGTATCTAAAACACTTGGTTCATCTACTAATGCTTTATCAAGATATGGTATTGAGGTAACAGGAGCAGTTGGTTCTACTGAAAGATTAGAATCATTAACTGGTAATTTAGCAGATGTATTTGGTGGTCAAGCAACTGCACAAGCAGATACTCTTGCAGGTGCAATGGCACAAATGAATAATGCTCTTGGTGATACACAAGAAACAATAGGTGAAGCATTAGAACCATTAATGAAATCATTTGCAGTAGCTACTAAAAATGCAGCAGAAGCAATAGGTAATTTTTTACAAGAAAGAAATGAAACAAAATTAGAAACATTTGTTAGGGAAATGCAAGAACTTGGCATGGAAACAACTGAATATGAACTAACAATGAAAAAATTAGAAAAAACAAATGCTTTAAAAAAATTACAAGAAGATGTAGAATTTTCAGGTGATGCACAAAAAGAATTAAATACTAAATTAGAAGAATATAAAGTGGTTTTACAAGAAGCAGCAGATTTAGAATTAGCAAGAGCAGAACAAGGTAAAATTGAAGGAAGAATTGAAAGAACAAAAGAAGGCATAAGATTAACTAATTTAGAGAAAAAAAATGCTGAAGAAAGAGAAGGTTTAGAAATAAGAGTAGATTCTTTATCTGAACAAGTAAAATTACAAACAGAAATTAATAAATTAGAAAAAGAAGAAGAAGTAATACAAAAAAAAGTAAATGAAGCAAAAGATAAAAGAAGTTCAATAGAAAAAGCTTATAATAAAATAAGGTCATCAGAAACTGCAATAGGTGCAAAAAATGAATTTGAAGCAGCACTAAATTCATCTAAAGCACATTTAATAAAACAAATAATGAAACATATTGGATTTCCATTTAATATTTTAGCAGCAGCAGGAGCAGGTGCAAGTATAGATAAATTGTTTGCAAAAAACAATATAACAGCAGCACAATATGGAGCAGATTTTGTTACTGATGGTCCTCAAATGATGATGGTAGGTGAAGGTAATGGACCTGAGAGAGTTCAAGTAACACCTTTAGTAGACCCTAATTTAGATGGACCACAAGGTGGTGGTATGACTATCAATATACAAGGTTCTGTTATAGGAACTGAACAATTCACAGAAGATGTCTTAATGCCACAGATAGAAGAAGGTTTAAGGCTTGGAAATAGAATTTAATGGCATTAATTAGTCAAAATTTTAAGAATGACACACAAGGAAACAATCTATCTGTAATACCAGTAGTTATAGTTGCAGAGTTAGAAGATGATAAATACAATCTGTTAGATTCTTTTTCTACTTCTAATTTAATTCTACAAGATCAAGATAACAATTCAATAGAAACAAAAGAGATACTGCAAAACATATCAAGTGTTAAAAATTCTATTGATTATGAACAAAAAAATATAAAAGTAAATACATTTAGATTTAGTTTATATAACTATTATGATGTAGTTACTAAATTAACAAATTCAGTATCATTTAATGATTTAAATTCATTAATAGGTAAATATGTTATCTTATACTATAAAACACCTACATGCAGTAAAATAAACCTAAATAAGAATATACAAGAGTTATCTAATGATGACTGCAGTATTATGTTCTATGGTATTGTAAATAGAATATCACAATCAGGTGATAAGATTTCTATACAAGCAGAAGATTTTACACAAGATTATATAAAAGATAAAAAACTACCAGCTACAAAGTTAGCAGACCTTGATGAAAATATTAAAGATGGTATATCTGATTTAGATGAAACTAAGCCAGTTCCTATGGTTTATGGTAAAGTAGATAAAGCACCAAGTATTGTATATCAAACTAATTTAGAAAATAATGATGGTTTTAAATCATTAGGTATGATTCATGATAGTAAAGAAATAAATGGGAACTTTTCTACAAACAAGGTTGCAACAACTTCTAATTATAATCATTTTTTATATTTAAAAGAAGATGATGATTATGTAGTATTTCCATATAATGTAGAATTTGATCCTTTAAATCATAAAACTAACTTTATAAATCCACAAACTTGGACATTAGAAGCTAATGATATATTACCTGAATTAGAACACACACAATCAACACCAATATTATGTATGGGATATGCTTTCCCAGTTAGTGCATTAGTAGATTTAACAGGTGAAAACCAATTAGATTCTTTATTAGATGTTATAACAGATGATAATATAAATGAAAATACTGATGCTATGTTTGATAATAATGGTTATGATAAAAAGTGGTATAGAGATGATGATGATTATACAAGTAACTATGATCCTAACAATGTATTTAATGTAGAAGCTAAAACATATATAGCAGGTGAAGATAATCACAAAGGTAGATGGATATTATTAAAATTAGATAAAACAAAGAAGTTATTTAGATTTGATGGATATGCAAAATTGTTTGCAGGTTTAGATGAAAATGGATTGGCAATACAAAATACTAATACAGAAAGACAAAGACTATTTTTAAAACCCTTAAATACAGACTTATTAAAAGAATTAGTTGATAATGATGTGTCAGTAGATGATTGGGCAATGAGTATATTAGGAGATAATATTGGAGTTTTAAATCCTGAATCTTTAGAACCAGTTGGTAGTGCAAGATTTAGATTAGAGACTACTGAAAATGAAAGAATTACAAGAACAGCAGATATTAAAAACTATCAAGAAAATGGTTTTTCACACACAGAAGCTAAACAAAGTTTTGATGAAACTAAAGATATTAGCAAAGTATTATTATATGAAGATTTTGATTTTAATAACAATCTATCATTAGGGTTTCAATTATCTAACTTTTCTTTTATGTATTTAGTAGAAAAATCAGATTATGAATCAGATACATTTTATGCTTCTATTGAGGGTAGAAAAGATTATCCTTCAACAGAAAATATAAATAACAATACACCTTTAGAAGATGAAGCAGTTACACCACATGCTGTGGTATCACTTGGTTTAAATAATACTTTACCAAATTTTGATAATATTATAAATGAATGGGATTTGTATTTTGACCAAAAATATCATAATTTTTCACATAGAGATACTACAAGCTTTTTTAATCCTTTGTTATATATAAGTCAAGACTTTGCAGTAGATAATAATTTTACACCTGATAATGATTTTATTTTAGAAAATTTAAATTTTAAAACAACTTCAAATGAAGATGATTCACCATTTGTTAATACAAATCAAATTGTTAATAATGTTATACATGGCTTAGTCAAAAAATTATATATAAATGTTATAGACAATATTATATATAATGACCCTGAAATTAAAGAATTAGCAATAAGGAGTTATACTGGTTTTAGCAATGAAGATTGGTTTAATTATTGGTTTTCTAAAACATTAAATGATACAGATTATAGTGATTTAATATCTTCTTCTTTTTTTATACCATTAGATTCAGGTAATCAAGAATTTAATTATTTTTTTGACCAACTAATTTTTGAACTAAATACAAAACTACAAGAATTTAAAAATCATAGGACACTATTAATAACATCTATATTTAAATACTTATATCAACAAGATATAGAGGTTGATAATTTTAATGGATTACAATTACCTGAATGGGATTTAGGTATAGATTTAAATACTAATGAAAGTATTGATATATGGATTGATAATTTAACACCATATTTAGATGAACTAATAAATGTAATAAATAAAGATATTTTAGATGCAAATTCACATATTGGTGAAGGCATAGGAACTGATACTGGAAATAGATTAGAATTATATTTATGGAATGAAAATCCTAATGAAAATGGGCAACAAAGACCACATCTAATAGAACTATGGAAACACATAAATTATGATTCTATAAAATCAGAATGTTTTACTAATTTAAATATAAGCTTTGAAACAAATGGAATAGTAGAAAAACCAACAGATATATTTATTAACTTATTATCAAGAGAACTTAATTATGGTTTAGGTGATAATGTTTTAGATACAAACTTTTTTGATCATAATCTTATAGAAGAATCAAGAGCAGTATATGATAGCTGGAAGATGGGATTTTGCATAGATGATAATGTAGAAGCTAAAAACTTATTGCAAGACATATCTAAAGAAACACAATCATTTTTTAGTTTTACACCTGAAGGCAACTTTGGATTAATAACAATTAAAAATAATTACACAGAAGATGATATAGATTATATTGTAGATGAATCTGATGTTTTGAATTATAGTATTAGTAGAACAAAAAGAGAAAATGTTATAATAAGAAACAAATGTTTTTACAGATATGATAATGGTTTAGATAAATATACTTTTAATACAGATGGATTTACATCTTATACAGATGAAAATGGTGAATCAAGAAGTGATATATTAGATGTTAGAAACTTACTTAATTATACTGGTGAACAATACTATAACATTAATGAAGATACTGCATTTAGTGAAAAAGAGTTAAGGTATCATACAGATACTGCAACTGCAATAAAATTTCAAACATTTGATTTATTAAATAATTGCAACCAACACTTATTAATTAATATGGATTTACCACTTAGCTACACAGTTAAATGTGGTGATATATTGCATATACCATTGTTAAATGATACAAAAGCATTTGGAATAGATTATAGCAAAGTAGAAATGTTAAATGGACAACCTATATATCCTTTATGGATTGTTACTGCAACAGATTATAGCTTAGATAAAATAAAAGTTTCTGCATATCAATTACATTATTTAGGCACAGATGGTTTACATGGTTTTGGTGAAAATTATGATGTAGTAGCTAATCTAAGACAATTCAATACTACATATCCTAATCTTAGAAACTATAATTATTTACCACCAGCAGAATTAAATTCTAATGTAACTTATATACAAGGTCAAGAAATACCTTATGGTGATTTGAATCAAGATGGTATAATAAATATAACAGATGTTATAGGACTTGTAAATATGGTTATAAACAATCAATATTCTGATATAGCAGATATAAATAGTAATGAGAGTTTAAATATAACAGATATAATAGCACTTGTAAATACAATAATAGATTAATGAATAAATTACTAATAAAAGAAAAGTCAGTAGAGATTAACACAGATATAGTGTATCAAGGCATTGAAATTAGATACAAGGGTGAATTGTATATAAACAATAAGCTGCCTAATGATTTTATAATTCAAAAAGGTAATAACAAAATTATAATAATAAGATTTAGCACTAATGATGAGATAATAGAAGAATTGTTTGAATATAATGGTAATTGTAATATTTACTATGCAAAGATGGTAGACAAAGATTTAAATGAATATGATCTAATTACTAAGAAACCAGCACTACAAACATGGGGTGCATTAGGAACTAAAAGATTAGATGATAATACTACAACTAAATATGTATGGGAATCATTAACAACTACTTATGATGACTTATCATTCAATGGTAACAACAGCTATGTAAAATCATTAAAACAAGTATCAAAGATAGATAATGAATCAAATAATATAACAACAACTAAAGAAACAAGCAGGAAGTTATCATATTTGGGCAAAAAAGACACAAATTTAACTACTTTACCTAAAATAGGTAATAATAAACAAAAAAGAATTAAAAGAGGTTATTAATGGGCAATTATCAATTAGCAGACAAACTAACATTTTATCCAAATTATTTATTATATGCTTATGCAAGTGGTATGATAGAAGTTGCAGAATCAGATACTAACTTAACACAAGAACAATTATTTAATTTAATTAATTTAAATCCATCTAAAATATCTACTTTTGATGTTAATGAAAGTAATTTTATTAAATTTAAAGTTAATCATAGTTTTAATGCTGATTTCTTCATGACTTTAGGACATGATTTTACAACACAAAATCAAAACTTAACATTAAAAGGTGATGATTCAGAATTATCTACATCACAAATAGTAAACTCTAATGTAGGCAATGATTGTGAATACAATGGCTGGAGTTTGGTTGGTTTAAATAATGATTTACAAACCTTTGATATTGTATTTAATCAAAATAATAATAATAGCATAGGAACTTTTTTACTTGGTAAAAAGTTTGTTGCACCACAGAATGTAGATGTTAGCCAAACACATTCTGTTAGCTATGGTTACAAAAAAAAGAAAAGTGTGTCAGGCAAAACCATTTCTACTCTTAATTATTCTAAAACTGGTAAATGGTTGTTAGATGCTTGGGAATTAGATGCAAATACTTCAGACACAAGAAATATGCCTACAAATTCAAGAAATGGTATTAGAACTTGGTCAGTTAATTTTAGCTTCTTACAAGATAGCAAGATGATGGCACAGAACAACATGCTGAACAGTAATAATTTTAGTCAGGATACACAAGGTGAATACTCTTTAGGAGCAGATGGTTCAAGTCTATCTGATACTAATAATAGCACAGATTTTTATACATCAGTAATAAAACAAACCATGGGAGGTCACCTTCCATTAGTGGTTAATATATCTGATTCTGCAAATTCAGACCAATGGGCAATAGTTAGAATATCTGATTACCAAGTAACACAAGCAAATCCTAAGTTTATTAATTACAAACTAACATTAGAAGAACAAGTTTAATCTCTGGTAAATACCCTTATCCTCATCATACAGAGTAAGTGAAACCCTCTTAATTGAGGGTTTTTCTTTTCTATAAATAATAAATAATTATAAAAATATAAAATAATTGTTTTATATGTTAAATATTATGCTTAATATATAGGGTGAGTATAACAATGGAGAAACAAATGATTAAACTTAGCAAAACAAAAAAACAAAATAAAAAATTTGATGGAGATTATACATATAAAACAAATGATAATCTTTATATAATTAGATATTTTGAGGGTGTTTGGTGTTTAGAGTTAAGAACACATAAATTGTCTGATACTTATATTAAATCTTTTAAATTATTAAAAGATGTTAAATTATATTTAAATAATTAATTAAGGGATAAAGGAGAAACATGGCTAATAAAGAAATAGATTTTAAATTAACAACTATGAATGAAGGTGTTGTATATGATAAAATTAATTTAACATTAGATATAGTTAAATTTTTAGGAAGTTTAAATATAATTCAATGGTGGAGAACAAAAGATAATCATTTTTTAGAAGTTCTTGATGTGAATAATTATAAAAAATTTATGACTATAATAAATAAAAAGGGATAAAGGAGAAACA